GGTTGCCGGCGGGCAGCGTGTAGGTTCCTGATCCGTTGCGGGGCATCTTCTAATCTCCTCAGTTGGCCGCCGCGCCGGGTGCGCTGGACAGCGTCCTCATGAACAATTCCATCCCAGGTGTGAGAGGCTCGCCGCGGCGAATCTGCTGCTCAATCAGCCTGATCATCTCGTCAGGATTTTGCAGCGCTCGCGCCAGGGCCTCGTCCTTGATGTCGCCTGCGTAGTTGACGGCGCGATCGACCAGGCCACGACCGCCAGGGATGGCGCCGGCCACCTGCGAGGCGGTCTTGGCGGCCATCAGGTCGCTGGCCGTGTTGGAACCGCCGCCGGCCGTGGCCGATCGCTTCACGCCCTGCACGATGTTCTGGCGGCGCAGGGCATCCAGAACCGCCTCCAGGCGCGCGTTGGCTGTGGGATCCAGGACCAGCTCCTTGCGCGGGCCGCGCGCCGAATCCAGCGCCCGCCCGAGGCCTGCCTCGGTGATCTTGGGAACGTCGCCCGATGCGTCAGCCGCCACACCGCGCACGCGGCCGGTGGCCGGGTCGATGAACGACTCGCGGATCTTGCCGGCCGCCTGCGACGCGCGCACGATGTCGCTGTCGCGCTTGTAGGACTGCAGCACGGGGCTCCAGCGGCCGCCAGTGGCGTTGTTCAAGATGTTGTCCACCTCGCGCAGCACGCTCATGGTGGCCGGGCTCTCGCGCGGCGCGGCCTGGTAGGCGTTGGTCGGCATCAGCGGCGCCTTGCTGGCCAGGTTGGCGCGGATGGTCGCCAGGTGCTCGGGCCTGAAGTCGGGGCCCAGCCGGTCGATCTCGTCGGCCAGCTGCGTCAGCATGCCGCGAACGGCCGGGTTGCTCGCCTCAGCTGATCGCGTGGCCGTGTCGAGGCTGGCGCGGAAGCCCGCTAGGTCACGCACGAATGCCGGCTCGTTGACCGAGGCCATGGCCTGGTTGAACAGCGTGTCGCGGTTGCTGGAGCGCAGGCCACGGCGCGCGGCCACGTCGTCAGCGCCCCGCGTGGCGGCCAGCACCTCGTCGGCCACCGAGCGCGCCTGCGTCTGGTCAAAGTCGTACCAGTTGGCGCCACTGCGGGCCCGGCTGCCGGCCTCTAGGCGCGCCAGCTGCGCGTCACTGAGCTGCGCCGCAGTGGACAGCGGAATGCCGCCAGGTGTCGGCGGTGCGTTTCTGAGACGGTCCAGGGTCTGCTGCAGCACGGCCTGGCGCTCACGACGCGACAAGCCCTCGGTCACCTCGCCCGCGACCTGCTCGCCCGCGCGCTCGGCCGCACCGCCCTGTGTGACCATGCGCCGCACCGAATTGACGCCGCCCATGGCCATCGGCAGCACGACGTTGGACGCGCCAGACGTCACCATGTTGATGCCGCGGCTCTCTCCCTCGGTCACAGGGTTCAGCGCGCCCTGGCCCATGCCGGTGCCGAATGCACGCGCAGCCCACGGCAGGAAGCGCCCGGACTGCATGGCGCCGCCGGCCGGGATCACCAGCGTGGGGGCAATGTTGCCACCCACCTGCAGGCCCTTGGCGACGTACTCACCACCCGGCATGTCGAAGGAGTTGTCCGCTAGGGCGCTGTCGAGCGCACGCTTTTGCTCGGCCTCTTGCTTGAGCTTGGCGCTGTCTTCCTCGGTGCCGAACATGTCGGCGTAGATCTGACGCACGCCCAGGCCAAGGTCTGCCATGCCGGCGCCGACGTTGGCTGCGGCCTTCTGATACCAAGGCATGCTCTTGGCGGCGCTGGCGCCTGCCGCGTACATGTCGGGCTTGGCCGGCGTCTTCGACAGGTTCAGCCGACGCATCAGCTCGGCCTGCGAGATGCCGTCCGGCACGTTGGTGATGATGGTGCCGTCAGGCATCCGCACATCCATGGGCTACCTCACTTTGGCAGGTTGTTGAAGTCCACGACGTTGCCACCGCCGCTCGGTGCTGGCGTCTTGGGCAGGGCCCGGCCAGCTCGAGACCGCAGCGAGTTCATGTAGACGTCATAGGCGTCCGTCTTTTGCTTGACGGTGCCCGGCTTGTCGCCCAGCTGCGGCACCAGCTCGCGCACCTTCTGCGCGGCCTCTGACTCGTTGACACCGGCACCGGTGGCCGCACGCAGCAAGGCCTCGGCCATGGATCCAGACGCCTGCACGAACATCTGGCGTTGCTCTGGTCGCAGGTAGTTAGCAATGTCTTCGCCAATCGATGGCACCAAGCCTGCAAAACGCTCGGCCCCGGTCGGGTAGGCCGCCGATGGCGTTGTGGCGACGATGTTGGCCATGTTCCTGCGGGCGTTGTCAGCCTGGAAGAACCAGCCGGCGGCCTTGCGCTCGTCCTCAGTCGGCTGTGCGCTGGTCGCCTTGGGGTTGATCGGGCCGGCGTAGGAGATCGGCTTGCCCGTCTGGTCATAGGTGAACAGCTGGCCGTTCTTCGTGCGGAAGATCGGCTCCTCGTTGGCGCCGCTGCCAATTTGAGATGCCGTGCCGACACCAACCCCGCTTCCACCGCCTGTGGCGTTGAGCATGGCCGCGTTGGCTGTGATGCGGCCCGTCTGAGCATTCATCGCGGCGATCTGAGCCATCAACTGCTTGAGCTCGTTTGAAGCTAGGTTCTGCAAGCGCAGAGCTTCAGCTTTCTCCTGAGCTGTCTGAGCAGTCTGCGCCAGCGTCTCGTAAGCCTTGGCCTGCTGCAGCAGGAACTCGGCCTTCTTCTCTTGGCCCGCGAACGGATCCTTGAGGTACTTGCCGTCCGCCGTCAGCATGCCGCTGCCGACCTTCATCGGCTCCATCGCGGCCGCCGCCTTCTTCAGGTACTGCGCCTGGATCGGCTGGAAGCTCTCACCGGCGAACTGAGCCGCCAGCGCGTTCAGCATCGACGCGCTGCCCTGCTCGCCGCGCTGTTTGGCGAACGCCTGCAGCTCGGTCATGTCGGGTTCTTTGTTGTAGAGGTCCGAGCCCTGCTGATACAGGTCGGTCGCGCGCTTGCGATAGGCGTCAATGGATGACGAAGAACCTAAGCCTTGGCCTGGCTGAACGGAAGTTGTCAGCGTTGGCGACACGGCGCCAAGCGCCCTCGGCAACATGAGCCGCTTGCGCAGCTCGACGTCGTCGGCAAAGGTCAGCATCGGGTCAAGGCTCGACAGGTCCATGACAGTCCTCAGTTGATCGGATAGCTGGTAGCGACCGGGCCCAAGTCTTCAGGCGGGGCGCTGTAGGTCGGCGTGGCGGGAGCGGCCGGAGCCATTCCAGCCAAGCGGCGCTTGCGCATCTCCTCCAGCAGCTGGCGCTGACGATCGTTCATGCCAGCCAACCCGGTGTCGACACCTTGCTGACCCTGCTTGGCGAAGTAGGCCTGGCCGAGCTTGCTCAACGCGCCGCCGAGACCGCCGCCCACGTAGTGCTTGCCGATCATCTGGCCTTGCATCGGCTCCAGCGCGTTGCCGCGCAGGGCATCCACCAGGGCCTGCTTGCGCTTCAGCTCGTCCTGCTCGGGGCGCATGGCGCCCATCTGCAGCAGGTAGTCAAACATCATTCCGTCATCCATCACAGACCTCCGTAATTCACTTGCAGGAACCCGCTGGCGTGGCGCTTGACCAGGTCAGGACGCACCGCCGCGACCTCTTGCGCGATCACACCGCGTTGCCGCATCCCCATCATTGTGTAGTCGTAGATGCCCACGCCGATCGGGTGCGTGCCCACGCGCTTGATGTTGGACTTCAGGCGCCGGTCAGAGAACATGAACGCGGCCGAGCCCAGCTGCGCGGCGCTGCCGAGCAGGCTGTTCATGCCGGCGTTCTGTGCGTTGGCCGCGCCCAGCTGCGCGTCGTACTGCGACTGCAGCGCGCCCAGCAGGTTGGGTGTCTCAGCGCGGCCCGCCTGGCTGAAGCTCGGCATGTTGGGCATCTGCACTTGCTGGCCCGACAGCAGCGCGTTCATCTCGTTCAAAGACATGCCGCGACGCTGCATCTGCTCCGCGATCGCCTGCTGACGCAGACGGTTCTGAGCATCTGCCGCGCTCTGGCTGAGGCCCTGCTGCTGGCCGATGGCCTGATTGGCGAACTGCGCCGCGCCCAGGTTCTGGTTGTAGCCCTGCTGCGCGGTCTGCATCTGCATGCCGAACAGGCGCTGCGCCTCGTTGCCGGACTGATCCAGGGCTTGGAAGCGCTCGGACGCCTGACGCTGCTGCAGCTCGTCACGGGCGCGCTTGTAGGCGTCGCTGCCGGGATCAAAGCCGCGGTTGGCCAGGCTCGTCTCAAGCTGCTGCGACTGGTAGTCATGCACCGGCTGCATCTTCTGCATCAGCTGGTTGGCCACCTGGTCACGGAAGCCGGAATCTATCTGCGGCAGCGGCTGGCCGAAGTTGAACGCGGTGTTCAGCTGGCCGGCCTGCGCGGCATCGGCCTGCTGAGGAAGGTTGCCGTAATCGAATGGGCGCGAGTACTCATCGGCCACGCGGCCCATGAAGCCAGACGCCAGCTGCGTGCGGTCGTTCTGCAGGCCGATCTGAGAGTTCAGCGCCTGCTGCAGCTCTGGGTTCAGGCTGTTGTTCTGCGTCCACTCGGTGACGTTCTGACCCGTTGCCGGGTCCACCACCGAGCGCGTGCTCCAGCTCTGCGAACCGAACGGCGTGTTGATCGACGGCCGGTTGGCATAGTTCTGGATGTTCAGGTTCTCTTTCGAGGCCTGAGCCTGCGCCTGTGCGGCGCCGGTGTAATCAGGCGGCGGCGGCGACGATCCCTTGCCCATCTTTCTCTCCTTTGATCCAGCGGCACTCGTCCGCCTTCATCTCAAAAAACACGCAGTCGACAGTCCTGTAGATCTCTCGATAGCCCAATTTTCGGACGAGCCTCAGACACTCGTCGTTGCCCTGGTCGATCAGGGCGTACACAGCCTCTTTGCCATTGCGCACGAACGGGTAGTCGAACGCGGCGCGCAGCAGTGAGCGGGTCAGGCTGTGCGGCGTGTCGAAGGCGACGTGCATGAAGCAGCTGTTGGTCTGCCAGCCGTTGAACCCGACCGCGGCCGCGATCGTGCCGTCCGGTCGCATCAGGCCGACGCTGCGCAGGTCACTGCTCCATGGCAGGCGCGTGCGCTGGTTGAGCCACGTCCACACGACGGGCGGCTGGCCGGGCTGATCCGTCACCAGCTGCATCACATCACCCCGCCTTGCTCAACCAGCATGTGCGCCGACAGGAACGTCGTCCCAGGCGCGCCCAGCACCTTCATGCGCAAGCTGCCGTAGTAGCCCAGGCCCGTGGTGCCGTGCCACGACTCGTAGTTGCTTGAGGCCGTCCACACGGCCAGGTTCCACAGGCCGGTGTCCCACACGTCGGCGTCCAGGTCAATGAAGGTCGGCACGCCGCTCGGGTCGTTGGTGATGTACTGCGTGTTCACGCGCAGCATGACCGACGGCGCCTGCGAGCCGAAGAAGATGGTGCGCGCCATGCCGAACTTCTTCAGCTGCGCCGGCGAGCCGAACGCGTTGAACGCGCACTGGATCTCGCCCAGCGGGTAGGTGCCGCCCGTGCCGTCTTGAGCCGCGCCCTCGAGCTTGCCGTACAGGCCACGGCACACGGTGCCGTCGACCGTGCCAAAGTACAGCTCACCACCGATGACGGTGGCGCAGCGAATCGGCATGCCCGTGAACTGGCACCAGGCGCCCGTGGTCAGGTTCATGGCGAACTGTCGGTAGACGCCGCCATCGACAGGCAGACCGATCACCAGCACGTCCGACGTCGGCACCGTCACCACGTTGAAGTAGTTGTTGCCGATCAGGCGCCGCACCAGGGGCGCGAACACCGCCTGGATCTTGGCCGCGGGCCCGGTGTTCTGCGAGTCGATGCTGAACTGGCCACTGATCAGCCGCGACAGCGGCACCAGGCCCAGCGTCGAGACGATCATCACGTCGCCACCGAACTGGGTGAAGTAGGAGCCATGGCGCGGCACCGGGCCGACGTACCAGACGCCCTTCAGGCCAAACGTGTTGGCGCTGGTTGGGTCCGTGCCAGACCAGATGGAGACGTCGCCCTCCGTGCCGATCACGACCAGGTGGTCGTCCACGCCCACGCCGGCGTCCAGCGTCCAGTTGACGACGGCCGAAACGTACCCGCCATTGCGCAGCGTCGAGCCCATAGGAAACGGGTCAGCGTGGCCCTGGATGGAGTCCACGGCGCGCATGTAGTAGATCTGCGGGTCGTCCTCGCAGGTGAACCAGACGCGGCGCTTCCAGACGCCGACGGTGCGCACGTTGGTCGGCAGGCCGACGGTCAGCGCGGTGCGGTCGACCCAGCCCGTGGCGGCGCTGTAGGTCCAGTAGCCGGCGCCCGGCGAGACGGCCAGCAGGAACGTGTCCGCGGCCGTCGAGAACTGAATGGTCCACCACTCGTTGGTGGTGCTGCCGGTGGTCGTCACGGCCGCCACAGGCGCGCCGCCAGCGGTCACGTCGTAGATGTTCCCGGCGGTGGCCATGAACACCTTGTCGTCGGCGGAATCCGGGGCCTTGTAGGAAAACACCGACTCGGCCGGCTGAACGACGCTGGCCACCTCAACCGCGTCCGAGAACTCCTGCCAGCCCTTGCGCAGGCTCACGCCCTGCTGCTGCGGAATTATGTTGGTCAGTGCGACCGCGTCCACCGGATTCATCGCGGTGATCGGGTCGCGGTAGTTCAGGCCGCCAGTCGGAGCTGGGACGATGAACGACTGAGCCACCTGCGCGGCGGCTGCCCTTCGCGGTGTCTTGAAGGGTTGCAGCGGCACCAGCGGCATGTCAGAACCCCAGGCCGGTGTCCGGCGTGTTCGTCAGCGGCTGCAGGTAGGGGAACGCGTAGGTGCGCGCCATCGACAGCACGGGCGAGCCTTTCTCGGCGCCCTTGCGGTTCTCGAACGCGATCTGGAAGTCACGCATTGCGGCGGAGCTGTCCAGGCCCTTCATCTCAAGCCACTTGACGCGCCCGTACAGCGTCACCAAGGTGGCGTCGAGCAGAGCGATGTCGCCGTTCTTGGTGATGCGGTTCTTGTAGAGCGTGCTGTCGTCCTGGTCGCGAACCCAGGCCTGCGACATGTAGAACACCGTCATCGTCTGCGCGGTGTCGGGCGGCGCCAGCACGTAGATCTGGCTGTCGCGCACCTGCCAGTAGAACGACAGCGTGGGCAGCGACGTGCGCACCAGCAGCTGCTGCCAGAACTGAGGCGACACAGGCCCCAAGCTCGGCAGCTGCGTCGTCTCGTTCCAGTTGGTCTGATCGATCCAATCAAAGAAGTCCTCCGGCAGCGGGAAGGCTTTCTCCTTCTGGCCGGTGGAGTCCGACTGGATGCTGAGGCTGTAGGGCTTGATCAGCTCCTGCCAGTCGTACATGGACAGCAGCTCGATGCCGGCCATGTTGACCGCCTGCACCATCTGCTGGACCGCGGGGTCCGTGCTGCCGGCAGGATCTGACGGGACAGGGAACGCCACCATCGCGGCCATGTTCTGAACAATGGCCGAGAGGCTGGATTCGTTGATGATCTGAAACGGCATCCCCTGGGGCTCCTACGTCAGGCCGCTTCTGCGGCCAGGGCTCGCTTGGCCGGGCGCTGCGCCTGCAGTGCCTCGACCATGGTCTTCAGGTTCTCGATCTCCGCGTCGCGCTTCTGCAGTTCAGCGTTCATCTGCTCGATCGGGGCGTTGCCCTTGGTGGCTTCGATGAAGCGCTTTGCCGCCTGCTTGTCGGCGTGGAAGCTCATGAACTTCTGGCCCAGGCCGTCGTTGGCGTCGGCCATCTGCTCGATCGTCACCAGCTTGAAGAACTTGTATTCCTCAACCTTGGCCGGCGTCATGCCAGGCAGCGCACTCAGGGGCGTGCCGGTGACGGCCTCGACCTGGCCAGCCTTCCACTTGTCGTACCGGACGCGGAAGCGCTGGATGTTCATGTCGTGCATCGGCTGCACGACCACGCTGGTCTTGTCGCCGGGCACATGGATGCGCACGAAGTCGCGCTCTTCGTAGATGGCGCGGCCTTCTTCGCGGCTCTTGCCAGGGTGCAGCACGGGCTCACGGAAGAACTCGACGTAGAGCTTGTCGTCCATGGCGTAGCGCGACTCGTCGGGCCGGGCCATGAGGGACGGTTCTTCAAAAATGGTCGGTGTCGTGGGTTGCATGATGTTGTCCTTTGATGTGAAGAAGGGCGAGAGCCGAAGCCCCCGCCCTGCCGCCTATTACAGCGTGGTGCCCACCGTCGGGTAGGCCAGCATCGCGTCGGCGTTGGTCGCCTCAGCGCCGCCGGTGGCGGTGCCAAGAACCAAGCCGAAGATGGCTTCCGAACCAGCGGTGCCGTCGTCGTCCAGCGCGCCCGCGGTGGCGGTGGTGTTCAGACGGGTGCCCTTGGCGGCGGAAGCCAGCGTGCGCACGCTGCCCTTGCCGAAGATCTGGAACCAGCCGTACTCGTTGTCAGCCAGTGCGGCTTGAGCCACACCGACGCGAGTGCCGAAACCAGACGCGCCAGGCGCGGTGGTGGTGGTGCTGGCCATGGCGAAGTCGAAGCCAGTGGCCTCCACGCACGCATAGCCGGCAGCGGTCACGGCGCCAGATGCGCGGCCGTACACGAACTCCTGGTAGCCATTGGTCGGGTCGTCATACCCGCCGACGGTGCCAAGACGGAATGCCGGGACGCCAGTCGCCGACACGATGGCATCTTTGCTGATGCCGATGGTTGCTTGTGCCATTTCAAACTCCTGTAAAAAGCCCTCGGGGTGGGGTCAGCCAGTCCCGAGGGAAAGGTTGACCCACGACGGTCCACCAAAAATTTAGGCCTGCAGACGCCCTTGGAATTGAGCACCGTTGCAGGTCAGGTTGCCCGCCCACGCCAGGATCTGAACTTCAGCGTCCTGGTTGATGGAGTAGCGCTTGTTGGGGCTCAGGGGCACCATGTTGCGCTGGGCATGCGGACGCCACTTCATGTACTTGGTGTTCAGGAAGAAGCCGGTCGAGGCCGGGCAGTAGCCGCCGATACCGCCGTCCAGAACCACGTCCGCGTCCATGAACTTCAGGCTGGGGAAGCCGAGGTTGCCGGACTCAGGCGAGGCGAAACGCTGCAGCGCCTGCAGGCTGGCCAGGTAGTACGACCAGAAGACCGTGTCGAGCACGATCAGGTCGGGACGGTCGTTGCCGCGTGTGCAGCTGGCCCACAGCGTGTTCATCGCGGCCTGGATCGTGGTCGGCCCAGGGGTGATGGTGTTGTCGCTGAAGTCGTACTTCTGGTTGCGCCAGAAGGTCCAGGTGCCACGGTCGATGCCACCGTAGGTGCCGGAGGTGTTGGTGGAAGCCACGGCCACGTTCAGGCCGGTGATTTCCTTGCCACCGGAGCCGGTGCCGTCGGAGTAGATCGACTGAGCCAGCTTGTTCATCATGGTGGACTCAGCGACGTTCAGTCGTGCTTCCATCAGGTCGATGAACTGTTCCTTGCCAGCGTTCTGCAGCATTTCCAGGCCGCTCATAACGACCGGGACAGCGAACTGCTTGATCTGGTATTCGGCGGCGCTGATCACGTCCTGAGCCGCGACGGGCAGCAGGTCGTAGCCAGAGTAGAAACCGGCGTTGCCGTTCTCAGCGAAGGACAGTTCTTCCAGGATGGAAGAGCCGCCGCTGATGGTCTTGACGTTGCCGCGCTGGTTCAGACGAGCCAGGAGGGCGTTGTTCTTGGTGACGTTGTCCGCGATGGTGCGCGAACGGTTCTGGATGGTGGTCGCGATGATGTCGCTGACCGAGCTATTTGCGAATGCCATGATGAAAACTCCATCTGAGTTGGGGATGACCTTTCGGTCGCCTTGTCAGATGCGCCTACGCGAACCGTCACAGTCCGGTGTTGTCGTAGGTGGGACGGCCTTGCGCCGTCTCCTGCGAGCTTTCGGTGGCTGGGGTGCTTGGGCACACCACATTGAGGGGTTACCTCAACATGGTGCGAATTATCCGTCAGCGTGACGTCATCGAAATGGCCGCCTCGATGGCCGACCGGATGTCGGTCGACTCCTGTCGCAGCGCTCCCATCGGCGCGGAGCCGCTGACGCTGACGGCCGCGGCCCGTGCGCGCTGGGCGGCCTGGGTCTGCTGCTGGGCGCCCTGGGCCTGCTGCCGGCCCTGCATCACCTGGCGCACGCGGTCGTTCAGCATGCAGGCCTTCTGGTAGGCAACCTGCAGCGTCATCTTCTCGCCGCGGCGGTGCGCGATCTCAAGCAAGTCGGCCATCTCCTCGCGGACGTCGTTGCCGAACTCGGCGCGATCCAGGAACTGCGCCACCTCGTTCTGTGCCGACTCAGCCACTTGTTGCTGCTGGAACTGCTTCGCCTGCTCGAACTGCTGGAACATGCTCTGCAGCGGGGCCAGGCGTTGGTTCAGCACCTGCTCAATGGCGGCCGCCTGCGGATCCACCTGCGGCGTCTGGCCGGCGAGTGCGCTGTCCAGCTGCTCAATGAACGACGCGCCGAAGCGGCCCACGCCGAACTGACGCACCATGCCGGCCACCATCTGCGCCAGCTCGGGCGCGGTGCCGGTGCGCAGACGCGCCGCCGTGCTCATCAGGTTGTCGATCGCCTGCAGCGGGTTGCTGTTCTCCGCCTTGATGAAGGCCTGGTAAGGCTCGATCGTCTTCATCACGGCGTCGAAGCTCTTGCGAGCCTCGGCCGACTCCTGCAGCGTGCGCTGCACCTCGACCTCGCGCCGGTGGACCTCAGCACGCACGGACTCGGGCAGCTGCGCCCAGTGCTCACGCACATCAGGGCGCCAGGACGCCGGCGCACGCTCACCCGGCTGACGCGGGCCGGACTTGGGGCCGGGCGTCATCTCGTCGCGCGGCTTAAATCTGCCGTTCTCGTCGCGCTGTTGGTTATCCTGCTGGGTTTCTTCCGCCAGGGTGTTCAGATCCTGGGTGCCGGACTCCGCCGCTGGGGCTGATTCATCGGCTGGCGACAGTTCAGCCGCAGGAGTGGCCTCCCCGCCGGGCAAACTCCCAGCAGGCTCCTGCGGCTGTTCTGGCGCGGGCGCCGAGGCCTGCGTGGTCTGGTCCATCGCCGCCTCAATGACGTCGCGCATCGTCGTCGTGGGTTGATCCATGTCTTACCTGTTTTGCAGTTGATGAATGGCGCGCTCTACGTCGCGTCTTGTGAATGAGCCGCCCCGCTGGTGGTAGGCGTCACGCTGTTCCTGGGCTTGGGCCCAGGTGTTCTTGAAGTCATCGGCCATGGCCAGGCCGTTGGCCTTCATGTACTCACGGTGCTTGCTGCGCGAGCTGATGTCGGTGCCATCGGTGGCCTTGAGGCCCTCGTAATGGCGATCGCCCCACAGCACGCCGGCATCGTTGCGGCGCTGGGGTTCGTTGGCGTCGGTGATTTCGATCAGTTCACCGTTGATCTGCACAAATCTGCGGCGTGTCATTCCTCTTCGTCCTTCTTGCGTAGCGCCGCGATCGCGGCAGCGGTTCCAAGGCCACCGGCAGCAAGACCGGCGGCCAGCGTCGGGTCAATCTTTCCGGCGTGCGCCTTGCCCAGCAGCACGCGGTCGCGCATCACCTCGGGCGGCACGCCTTCACGCCTTGCGGCCTTCTCAATCTGCTGCGCCAACAACTCGAGCTTGGGCGCGCCGACAGGCGTGTCGACGCCGGTCTGCCGGGCGAACGTGCCCCAAGCCAAGGCCTGCGCCGGGACCGACTCAAGCCCGACCTTTTTGGCGATGCGCTCGCGCCACCATGGCCCCAGCTGCGACATCTCGGGATTGGTGACGCTGGCGGCGTAGGCCTGATTGGTGCGCGTGTCACCAAGGCCCACGGCGCGCGACCAATGCGCATCGCCCACAGGCATGGCTGTCTGGAATCCCGTCTCTGGCACGCCACTGGCCTGGATGTACATCGGCACCTTGGGCGACGACATTTCGGGCGCGCCGGTGTTGACGTACTTCTGCATCGGGATCGCTTGCGCGGTCTTGTGGTACGGGTGGCCCATGACGGCGCGCATGTCATTGGGGAACGAACCGAAACGGCTGTCCATGCCGACGCCGGCGTAGCGAACGAAGTCATCGAACCGGCCTTCGTTGTTCAGCCAGTTGGCCGCGGTGCCGCGGTTGAATTCGGTGAGCACGTCGCTGCCTGGCGAGGCCATGCCGCTGAACGTGTTGAAGCTGTTGTAGCGGCGGATCGCTTCCTCTTCTCCGACCAGCTGCTTCAGGCGCTGGAATGCCGGGTCCATCACGTACCAGCCGACCATGCCCTTGTAGAGGTCGGGGTGCTTCTCCGCCTCGCCCAGCGTGTTCAGCAGGCGGTTCTCGTTGCGGCGGTTCATCACGCCCTCGGCGGCCGCGCTCCCCTTGGGGTTGGCGGCAGCGCCCGGCAGCTTGGGGTCGATGTTGCCCTTGCGGCCGCGCGACATCTCGTAGAGGTCGTCACGCGTCACGCCGAACAGCTGCTTGAGCATCGGGTTCTCTGGCGCCACGCTCTCGGCCGCCTCGCGGGCGATCTCGTCGGGGCGCTTGTAGATGCCGGGGAAGGCGATGCGCTGCGGGTTGTCGACGGTCTGCTTGACCTTGGGCGCGCGCAGCGCCTTCACCGTCTCCTCGGCAGCCTGCTCGCCCTTGCGCAACTTGCTGGCCACGCGCCCGACACCGCCCACCACCGGCAACGCACCGACGCTGGCCAGGGCCATGCCGAGCTTGTCGCCTTCACGGCGTGCGCGCTCAAAGTCGCGGCCGGCTTGCGCCTGACCGATGCCGGGCACAAACCCGGCGCCGATGTCGATGGCCGTGTCAGCCAGGTCGGAATCCTGTGGCGAGTCCAGCGAGACGAACTTCCTCGCTCTGTCGCGCAGGGCATCAATCACAGCTTGGTAGTCCATCGTCTCCTCGTCAGGTCATCAGTAGCAAAAACTCATCTTGCTGCCGTTTTCTCATCACTCGTTGCCGCACATTTTCCCGCGCCCAGGTTGCCATCGCCTCCTGTGCTTGCTTGCGGGCGCGCTCGGTCCTGGCCATCTCAGCCTTCAGGCCGGCCTGCTTGAACGCGGTGCGCACCTCGCTGACGATCTGGTCGACGTCGATCGTCGGCAGCTGCGGCAGGACGATGTCCTCGGCGTCCTTGCGCAGGACGACCACCGCCTTCTCGGTCTTGACGACCTGGACGGGCTCCTGCGGGTCGACGGCCTGTTGGATCAGCTGGCGCAGCTTGGTGCGGTCTTCGCGCTCCTGCTCGATGCGGTCGTCGCGCTTCTTGCGCTCCTCGACCGTCCAAGCGTCGTCGCCGCCCACAAACGGTGCGGGCGGGTTGGGGTTGGCCTGGTGGTCGGCATCGCCGCCCATCTCGGCGCCCTCGCCCACCAGCGCGCCCTCAGCGACGTGCGGCAGGGCCTGCGGCTCATGGTCGGCGTCACCTTCAACGACCGCGCCCTGGCCCGTCAGCTCACCCGACGAACCGAACGCGCGCAGGCGGTCGGCAGAGCCATCCAGCGTGGCCACAGAGCCCGCCAGGACGCCCGAGGTGGTGTGCAGGTACTGGTGGGTGGCCGAGCCCGCGATCGTCGAACCTGGGCCCGTCAGCGCGCCCGTGGTGGTGTGGGGAACGCTTTGCGCTTCGTGGTCAGCGTCGCCGGCGATCGTGGCCGTCTGGCCGGGCAGCGCGCCGCTGGTGTTGAAGGCGCGGAAGCGGGTGGCGGATCCGTCCAGCGTTGCGCCTGGCCCGGTCAGCGCGCCGGTCGAGGTGTGCGGGACGGACTGAGCTTCATGGTCGGCCGCGCCGACGATGACGGCTTCCTGGCCAGCGAGCGCGCCGCTGGTCGGGTGCGGAATGTTGTGCTGTGCCGTGCCGGCCACCGAACCCAGCTGGCCCGTGAGCGTGCCCGTGGTGCTGTGCGTGACCGGGACGATCGTCTCGCGCACGCGAAGCAGCACGACCGGGCCGCGGACGTTGGTCAGCGTGCCGGTCAGCGTTGAGGTGACGGTGGGCGCGGTGGTGCTTGAGCCGCTGTCGACGTGGGCGTAGGCGGAATAGCCGCCGATGTCGTTGCCGTTGCCTGAATCCGGCTCGTTGAGCTCAGTGGCCGTGGCGAACGTGGCGCCCGTGGCCGTGATCGACTGCGCGCTGAACTGACTGGGCGTTTGCACGTCCGTCGGAATACACATGGCCCAGATGGCCTTGTCACCCGCTGCAAAGTCAGTGGCCGTCGCGCCGTTGGTGAGCGCGATCGACATCGGGCTGGTCGGCGTCGTTGTGCGCTGACCGTCAGCCGATCCAAAACTGATGGATCCGCCGCCCGTGGGGATCCGAACGATGAACGCCCAGGAAACGCTGTTCGTGCCGAGCGTGATGCTCAGGGTGCCGGTCTGCCCGGCCACGGGCGTGTTCCAGCTGTAGACGAACAGGTTTGTGTTGCCGACGTCCGCGCCGGTCGTCGTGCCGTAGCCGCCGGCCGCGGTCAGGCTGTCGCGCAGCGTCCAGCCGGTGGGCGTGGTGACCGTGCCGGAGTTGGCGGTCGACGGCTTTTGGCCGACGAACAGCAGCACCACGTCCGAGGCAAGGATGCCGGACGGGTAGGCAGGGGCTACGCTGGTGCCGTTGGCCGCCGAATAGGCGGCGGCGCCTGCGACTGGGGTTCCAAGCGCCATGAGGGCGCTCCCGTCAGGCGCTCAGGGCCGTGTAGGTCAGGCTTGAGCAGGACACCGTGTCGCCAGCCGCCACGGTCAGGCCGTTCGTCATGTTGATGTCGGAACCGCTGGCGGCCACGGCGCAGTGGATCACCACCGTGCCGCCGGACGTCTGCAGAGTGGCCGTCGACACCGCCGTGGCATTGCCAGTCGCGTTGGTGTCAGCGGTGATGGCGTTGGCCGTGGCCGTGCCGCTGGACGATGCCCCGAACGCAGTCGCGCTCAGGGACAGGGTGGCCACCGCCGTGCCAGGCGAGCCGACCGTGCCGGATGTGCGGAAAACCAGCTTGCCGCTGGCGCCGATCAGCGCGGTGACGGCGTCAGTCGCCGCGTTGCGTGCTGCTGTGCTGTGAGTCACTGCCACTTTGAATCTCCTTCAACTTCGCTTCGTCGATGTAACCCACAAGCTCGACCGTCTCGGTCTTGCCGGTTTCCTTGCGCTTGATTTCGAGGGTGAAGCGCAGCTCACCCAACTGGCCACTGAGTTCAGGCACTTTGCATCCCCGGATTGAAACCGCCCACGGGCATGCCTGGGCCTTGAACCGGCGGCAAATCAGGCGCAGATCCGCCCAGGTTGGCCATCTCGGGCTCGTCTTCGATCTCGCGCACCTCGACGATGTTGCCCTCGTCGTCGCGAATCGGGACACGTTTGCGCGGCTTGCTGAGTCTAGTCATCAGCTCCTGCAGCTGCTGCAGCTGGGCCGCCTGCGTGGCGTTGTTCGACTGGCTCATCTCGCCAATCGCGCCCGCGAGCTGCTGCAACTGCGGCGTGTTGTCCTGCAGCTGCATCATTTGCTGGATCGACTCGAACTGCGCCGCCATCTGGTCGAACTTGGCCTGCATCTCGACCTTCTGCAGGTCCACCGTGGCCTTCAGGGCCGCGATTTCCTTGTCCTTGGCCGCTTCCATGACCGCGATGCGCTCGTTGGACTGGATCTTCTCCTGCTCGATCTGCGCCTTGATCACCAGATCCGGCGCCGGCTGCGGCGGTTGCTTGGGCTGCATCAGCTGCTGCTGCATGCCAGCCGCGGCCTGGTCAAGGATCGACTCAATCTGTGTGCTCACGCGGAACTTGCTGACCGCCCACTGCATCATGCGCAGCAGATACGGCCCGGCCTCGGGCACCTGCTGGGCCATCGGCGCCGTCTGGCTGATGAACGCGCCCAGGCCCTGCATGAACTGCACGGCCGCGTCACGCTCGGCCGCCCAGTCCATCGCCGCCATGCTGTCGGCCTCGACGGTGATGCGGTACTCGCGCATCTCCTCTGCCTTGAGCAGCTGGATGGCCTGCGGCGCCAGCTGTGCGTCGGGCGTGCGCTCGATGTTGGAGCGGCGCACGATCGTCTCGGGCTGCCAGTGCTTGCAGATGATCTCGGCCTTGATGCGCAAGGCCTGCGAAATCCAGTCAGCGATGTAGAACTGCATCAGCTGCACGCGCGTCGATCCGAACTGCGCCTTGAGCTGCTGCGCAGTGGCCGTCTCAGACGCCCGTGAGCTGCCACGCATCACGTCGGAGATGCCCAGCACCTCGTAGATCTGCATGACCTTGTCCTGGCGGTACTGGCGCAGGCGCTCGATGGCGTTCACCACCTGGTCGATCGGCATCCAGTCGACCTGGCCCTTGACGCCGCCGCGCTCGGCAAACAGCGCCCAGTTGTCCACAGGGATCAGTTGGTTCTCGGCGCCCTGCTGGAACATGCGCTGCACGCCCTCGGCGCTCTTGTCGTACACGCCCACCACCTTGGCCGCACGCGTCAGCCAGGTGATGCGGGTGTTGATCTCGTCCAGCTCGCTGAACTGGTCCTGGGCGAAGATGTAATCCGCCCGCGGCATGAAGTTGCTGGACGTGACGTTCGCGGCCAGGGGCTTGGGGCATGGGAAGAAGCCCTCGAGCTGCAGCGGGTCTTCCTTGACGTCCAGGATGACGTCCGCGCCGCGTGCGTACCAGTAGACCTTCTTGTTCTCCTTGCACCAGATCTCGAAGACCTCGGCCTTGCTCCACGGGTCGTACTTCACCGACTGGTCGTTGACGCTGCGGTTCTGGCGCTGCAGGGGCACGACGCTGGCGATCTCCTCGCCAAACCGCTCCTTGAGCTGGTCCTTGGTCATGAACACGCGCCGGGCCACCCACCGCACCTCGTTCCAGGTTCGCGCCGGGCTCCAGAAGAAGTCCTCCCAGAAGATGTAGTCGCAGGGCGCGTCCTCTTCGACGATCCGCTCGGACTCCATCTCAGGCACCAGAACATCACCCGTCATTGGGTCGAGCTCGGCCGGCACCATGTAGGCCTCGGTCTGCACCTCATAGCGCAGCCAGATCTGGCCCATGCCGCACACCAGCCAATCTTCAATGCCCTGCCGCACCGCCGCGTCCCAGGCCGACACGTTCTCATCGAACCCGCGGTTCAGGATCCGCTGCAGCATCGTGCCCGCCACCCGCGCGACGTCGTCCTCAAAGTCCAGGAACGTGCGCGAGACGTCAGCCTTGGGTGGCCGCGCGTACAGCATCGACAGCAGCACCTTCATCGTGGACCAGAACAGGTTGACCCGGCTCTCGTCCTTGCCGTAGGTGTCGCGCTTGTCCAGATACCGCTGATTGATCCGACGCGCCTCGTCGTGGAACTTCCTCAGCTCCTGGCTCGACGCCTCAATCTCCGTGCCCCAGCGCTGCGCCAAGCCAATGGGCGTGGCCGCGAAGTCGCTGGCACTGGTGATCTTTCCCTGCTCCATCA